ATTAAAAAACTACAAAGAGATATTAAAAAAGAAAAAGATCCATTAGAAGTTGAACTTAAACAAATAGAATTAGAAGAAAAAATATATGGTAAAGCATCTATGGAACTGGTTGCTAAACATAGAATGAGAGAAGTTGCAACATGGTCTAAACTTAAAAAAGAATTTCATGATGGTAACTTTGATGACAAAGATGTTGATTCTCATCAAGCTGAATCTTATAAAATACAACTACAACACAGAGCAAATACTATAACTGCAGGTACATCACAAGCTGAAGTATTTAATATTGTAGGTCAAGTTGATACTTTAAATAGAGTTATGGCATCAGGCGAATTAAACAAACCGGAAGAAAAGAAAAAACTTAGAAAGAAGTAATATGAAATTTGACTTTGTTTATCTTGGTCAGACAGTTTTAAAATACGAAGTACCATTAGAGATCTTTGTTGGTCTTAATGAGATATACGAAAAACAAAAAAAACAATTACCTAAAGCCAATAAACAACTAGTTGGTAAAATAGAAGACGAAGTATCTTTATTTTATGGTGGTTCTAATAATGACAAGATGCATCAACACTCTTATTTATCAAATGACATTTTAAAATGGTTTGATTCTATATTTGAACATTACTTAGCTTGGAATAAGATAGGTGAAAACCATAGATCCATCAATTCTATTTGGGTTAATGAAATGAAAGCACATGAATACAACCCCATACACATTCATCAAGGAACATTATACTCAGGTTTATCCTCAGTAATGGTTTTAAAATTACCAAGTGAAACAGGTGTAGAATACTCAGCACCCGAGAAACCTATGAATGGAAGACTACAAATTGTAGGTGCAGCCAATGGTCATTTTGCTAAAACAGATTACTCACCCAATATGAAGATAGGAGATTTTTATATATTTCCCTATGATATGAGACACTGTGTATATCCATTTAATGGTACAAAAGAAAAACGTAGAACTTTAGTTTGTAACTGTGATGTAAATTATAACCCCGTATCAAGTAGAACAGCTTCAGGACAAAACGAATGATTATAAAAATGCCAAGATGGTCTAGCTATATGGCTACCACAACAAAACCTATTTTTACACCACAACAATGTGAAATGGTTATACAAGCAGGACACAAACAAAAACCACAGGTAGCACAGGTAGGTATGAATAAACCAGGTGGTGGAGTAGATACTAAAAAAAGAACGACAACAATATCTTGGATTCCTTTTAAAGAAATGAAAGAGATGTATTCACAAATTGAAGCTACTATGCAAGCAACAAATTTAAATCATTTTGGTTTTGAGAATATGAAAATTACAGAACCAGCTCAGTTTACAGAATATCCTAAAGGTGGGTTTTATGATTGGCACATGGATTTAGATGTTAATGGTAAACACGAACCACCGGTTAGAAAAATATCAATGACAATATTATTATCTGACCCATCTGCTTTTAAAGGTGGACATTTAGAATTTATGGAAAAAAATAAAGTACCCGAGTTAAAACAAGGTCAAGCTATATTCTTTGCAAGTTTTATTAGACATAGAGTTGCACCAGTAACTAAAGGCATGAGAAGATCTTTAGTTATGTGGTTTGGCGGAACTCCATTTAAATAATGAACCGAGAAGTATTATTTCCAACTCCTTTATATTTTAAAGACTTACCTAATGCTAAAGAGTTAAATAAATATTTATTTAAACATATTAAAGCTTGGTACAAAGCTGATCCTAAAGGTGAGATAAAAACTAATTCAGGTTATGGTTGGCATAGTAAAACCGACATGAATCAAAAAAAAGTATTTGATCCTCTTACACAGGAACTATTTAAAATGGCTGAAGAGTGTAATAAAGATTATGGTGTACAACCTAAACTAGGACTAGGTAATATGTGGGCTAATATTAATCCAACACATAGTTATAATAAAACACATACTCATCCTAACTCATTGTGGTCAGGTGTGTACTATGTTAAAGTGCCAAAAAATTCAGGTAAATTATTTTTAGAAGATCCAAGACCAGGACCCAATACTTATATGCCTAGACGACTAGATAATATACCTAAACAACTATGGCGTGTAGTAGCTTATGATGCAATTGAAGGTAGAATGGTATTTTTTCCAGCATGGCAACCACATGGTGTTGATATAAATATGAACAAAGAAAAAGGTGAAAAGAATTGGAGAATATCTGTATCTTTTAATTTTATACAAACATGAGTTTTAAAAAAAATAAATACCAAGTTATTAGAAATGCTATATCAAAAGAACTAGCTGATATAGGTTATAATTATTTACAAATATCAGCAGAGGCAGATCATTGGATGCTTACAAATCAAGTAACACATGAAAAAAATCCATTGATAGGTAATTTTAAAGATGCACAAGTACCGGGATCTTATGCTAAATATGCAGATAGATTAATGGAAATACTACTAGTTCAAACAATACCTGTAATGAAAGCTAAAACAAACTTAGATCTAATACCTACCTATTCTTACACAAGATTATATAGAACAGGAAATATATTAAACAGACATAAGGATAGACCTAGTTGTGAGATATCAACAACACTTAATTTAGGTGGCGACCCATGGCCAATATTTATAGATCCAACAGGAGAAAACAATGTTATTGATGAATATCAAGGTGTTATAAAACCTGATGCACCCAAAGGTATACAAGTTAATTTAAAACCAGGTGATATGCTTATATATTCTGGTTGTGAGTTAGAACACTGGAGAGAACCTTTCCAAGGCAAGTTATGCGGACAAGTATTCCTACACTATAATCATGCAAATGGACCCTTTGCAAAATCTAATTTGTATGATAAAAGACCTATGTTGGGTATACCCAAAACTCGTTGATTCACAGCGCATTTTACTATAATCTAAAGGACATATGTTACAGAAAATAAACTTTCAACCTGGGTTTAATAAACAAGTTACTTCAACTGGTGGTGAAGGCCAATGGCAAGGTGGAGATAATGTTAGATTTAGATATGGTACACCTGAAAAAATAGGTGGTTGGGCACAATTAGGTTCTGTTGATATTACAGGTCGTAACACAGCTATTCATCATTTTATAAATACATCAGGTATTAAGTATGCAGCCTTAGGAACTAATAGAATTTTATATGCATACTCTGGTGGTATTTTTTATGACATCCATCCTTTAAAAACTACAACAACTTTAACTAATGCTTTCTCTACAACTAATGGATCAGCTATTGTAACTATTACTTTTGCATCTGATCATGGTATTGGTGCAGGTGATATAATTTTATTAGATAATTTTACAGCTATCACAGGTTCTAATTTTTTATCTACTAATTTTGATGATAATAAATTTCAAGTTACTTCTATACCTACAGCAACAACTTTAACTGTAACCATGGCCTCTAATGAAGGTGGTTCTGGAGCAACTACTTCTGGTGGTATTAGAGTAAAACATTATTACCCTGTAGGACCAGCTCAAGAAGTTGCCTCAACAGGTTGGGCTTTAGGACAATGGGGTGGAACACAATCAGGACAATTTACTTCTACTTTAGCTGCAAATATTAATACATCGGTTACAAGTTTAACAATGGCTAGTGCTACATCTTTTCCATCAACAGGAACAGTTATTATAGCCTCAGAATTAATTACATACACAGGAAAAAGTGGTAACACATTATCAGGTTTAACTAGAGGAGCATCAGGTACAACTGCTGCATCTCATTCATCGGGAGCTACAGTTACAGATGCTTCTAAGTTTGCAGGTTGGAACTCAGCAGTATCAGGAGACGTTGTAACTGATCCTGGTTTATGGACATTAGATAATTTTGGTAACACTTTAATTGCATCTATTTTTAATGGAGAAAGTTTTTCTTGGAGTGCTAATGCATCAAACGCTACAAATACAAGAGCAGTAATTATATCAGGAGCACCTACAGCTTCTAGAACTATGCTTGTAACTGCACCAGATCGTCACTTAGTATTTTTTGGAACAGAAACAACTATTGGAACTAAAAGTACACAAGACGAAATGTTTGTAAGATTTTCATCTCAAGAAGATATTAATAGTTATACACCTACAGCAATTAACACAGCAGGTACACAAAGACTATCAGACGGATCAAGAATAGTAGGCGCTCTTAGAGGTCGAGATGCTACATACATTTGGACTGATACAGCATTATTTATTATGAGATTTGTCGGTGCTCCTTTTACTTTTTCTTTTCAACAAGTAGGTACTAACTGTGGATTAATAGGTAAGAACGCAGCCGTAGAGGTTGATGGTTCTGCTTATTGGATGTCAGAGAACGGTTTCTTTAGATACACAGGTAAACTAGAATCATTAGAATGTTTAGTAGAAGATTTTGTTTATGATGATATTAATACAATACCTAAAGAACATATTAATGCAGGTTTAAATAACTTGTTTGGTGAAGTTGTGTGGTTCTATCCTAACTCAGGATCAGGAATAGTAAACAGAATGGTGTCTTATAATTACATAGACTCAACTCCACAAAGATCTGTATGGACAACAGGTACATTAGCTAGAACAGCGTGGCAAGATTCTTCTGTGTTTGGTACACCACATGCAACAGAATACAACTCTTCTGGTACAACACCTTCAACAAGCAAAGACCATGTGATTGGATGTACTGATGGTACATCAACATACTATGAACATGAGACAGGATTAAATCAAGTTAAAGAAGGATCAACTACTGCCATTGCAGCCAACATAGAATCAGGAGATTTTGATATTGGTCAACAAGGATTAGATGGAGATGGTGAGTACATGATGAAGATTAGAAGAATCATACCAGACTTTTTAGCACAAACAGGTGACGCAAGAATTACATTAAATTTAAGAGACTTTCCAAACGATGTATCTGTTAGTTCATCTCTTGGACCCTTTACAGTAACGAGTGGTACACAAAAAATTGATACACGTGCTAGAGCTAGATCTGTATCTTTAAAAGTAGACAACACTAGTACAAGTCAGTTTTGGAGACTAGGTACATTTAGATTAGATATACAACCAGATGGCAGAAGATAATGGGAATAGATAAAATAAAAAAGAAAAAAAAGAAAACAAAAAAATATAAAAAAAGAATGCCTTTTTGGGGAGGCGGTGAAAGTTATGGTGGTGATCCAAGTGCAGGAGCAGACGATGGTGGTCCTGGCAGTGGTCCTAGTGGCGGTGATGATGGTGGCGGTGAGTCTTATACTTATACTGCACCTACTCCAGATCCAACGCCAACTGTAGATTTTTCTGACACTAACGAACCAGGTGTATCTCCAACGCCAACTGTAGATTTTTCTGACACTAACGAACCAGGTGTATCTCCTGTTGCAGTCACAACTTATAATTATGAAGGTCCTACTTACGATGAAGAAGTAAGTATAAATACTCCTCCATCAACACCTGTTAATTTTTCGGACACTAACGAACCAGCTATAAATCCTTATCCAACAACACCTGTTAATTTTACGGACAATAGTGAACCAGGTGTAAATCCTGGTTTATATAATCCCGTTACTTATGTGAATAATTCTAATAATGATAGATTAGGTATTAATAATATTAAAAAGTTTGCTCCAGATCCTAAAGGTGGATTTAAAAAAGGTATAACAGGTTTGTTAAAACTTTTAGCCTATAATTTAATACCTGGTTTATTACCAGCAAAACTTGGAAAAATGTATCAAACATACAAAACAGTAAAACCTGCATATGATTTTGCTAAAAAAGTTGCTCCAGATAAATTTAAAACATTCGATGATAAAGTTAAAACAGCCTTTAAACCAGGACCAGGCGGCACGAAACCACCAAGCGGCACGAAACCACCTACAGGTTTTAATAATGATGATAACAATGAAGGTAATACTTTAGTAGCTAAAAATGTAATAGCTAAAAGTGTACAAGAATATAGTCCAAAAGAACTTAATACTATACAAAAGTATAGAGATGTTTTACAAGGAGCTGTTGATGAAGGAGAAGTTTTAAATAAAACAGGACAACAAACTTTAACACAAATGAATCAAGTGTTAAAACAATATCAGGTATAATAATGGCTAGAATAGTACAATCATTAACACAACAAGGTAAAGAATACGATCAACAACTACAACTGTCTTTTACTAGAGACATAAATGGTATCGTACAAAAACTTAACACAACGTTTCAACAAGATGTAAAAGATGAAGTAGAAGCGTTTAACTTATTTCTATCATAATGGCTAATTCTTTTAAAAATAAAAAACTAGATTTAACATCGACAAGTGCTACAACATTGTATACAGTTCCGTCTGCTACAACTGGTGTAATAAAGTCTATACTAGTATCAGAAGATTCAGGTAATGCTGACACAATAACAGTTACTATTACTAACACAGCTTCTGCTGTATTTAGTTTATTTAAAACTAAATCTATAGCAGCTAATGGGACTACAGAATTATTAACACAACCTTTAGTATTAGAGGAAAGTGAAGTATTAAAAGTAACAGCAGCTACCGCAAATAGACTACATGTGGTGCTTTCTGCCTTGGAAATTAAACCTAGGGACACGATAACATAGTCTTGATTTACTGGTAAAAAACTAGTAAAGTAATGTACACTCAGGTGAAATTCCTGCCTTAATATATAACAACAGATTAATAACTATGGCTATATCAAGAGCATTAATGAACAGACAATTGTACAATATGGGTGGGCCTTCTCAACCTAGACAAATGTATGATATGGGTGGTTCTTCCTTACAAGCAGGAGCACCAGACCTTAGACTTACAGGAGACGTACGACCTACATATACTCAAGGAAGAAAAAATAGAATGGATATGGCTTTTGGTGGTATCGCAGGATTAGATGGTAGAAAAAGATATGGAATAGGTTCTTGGTTTCAAGAAAAAATTATGGATCCCATTAAAGATAATCCAGTTACATCTGCAGTTATAGGTGGTGGGTTATTAAATCAATTTGGTTTACCCGGAGGAGGCTATGGAAAAAATTTTTTAGGGGATTTATTAAGTAAAGTTACAGGCACAACCCAAGGAATTGACACTGTTATTGGTGGAGGAGAAAATAATCAATTTAACTTAGGTGATTATTTAAAAAAAGCTGTAGGAATTGAACAGAACACTTCAGGTAGTACATCAAATGAAATAGATGATTTTATTGGTGATCAAACTGGTTATGGTCAAGCAAACACAGGAGGAATGGATGATGCCGGACTTCCAGAAAATTGGAAAGAAATTCTTGGAGGACAAATGTCAAATGAAGGGGGTATCACTAACACCGTAAAAGATTATTTAGGAAATTTAGGAATTCCAGGATTTACGTCAGGGACGAATAATCCAAATCTTCAATCACCAGCTGCACAAGATCAACTGGCAATAGAAAAATATAGAAGAGGAAATTTAAATAGAGACCTTGCTAAAGCAATTGCAGGAGGAACTGCAGCAGGAGCTTTTGTAAACTCACAACCAAAAGATACACTAGCAGCTGACAACACAGGAATTAATTTTCAAACAGCACAAGAAGTAATGGATGATCCTAATCAAAGATTTAAACCACCTGTAGAGGCTACACAACTAGCAGCTAACGGTGGAAGAATAGGTTATCAAAATGGAATGAATGTTGATCCAATGACTCCAGATATAGATCCTAATGATATTGATGCACTTGTAGAATCATATATGAAATCACCAGAAGGTGAACAAGAATTAACGAATCAAACAAATCAAGGTATGAGTATGTCAAAAATAGTAGGAGAAATGAAACAAGAATTAATGATGGCTCAAGCTTCATCTCAAGGCAACATGCAAATGCAACAACCACAAATGGCAGCTATGGGTGGAAGAATAGGTTATGATATAGGGGGACCCGCAGTAGATCCTGATTACAATGGTTGGAAAAAAGTTTATAAAATAAATCCTGATCTTGCTGGAATGCACGACAACCACCAAAAATATTTACAAAGATTGCAAAGTGAACAAACTCCAGTTAAAAAAGCAGAAGGTGGCCTTATGGATCTTGGTGGAAATGAAATGGATTTAAGAGCTGAAGGTGGGTTTATACCTATCGGTGGCAAAGAAAAAGCAGATGACGTACCTGCTAGATTATCAAAGAATGAGTTTGTATTTACAGCAGATGCTGTTAGAAATGCAGGCGGAGGCGACATTGACGAAGGCGCACAAGTTATGGAAAGACTTATGAAAAGTTTAGAACAAGGCGGAGAAGTATCAGAAGAGTCACAAGGACTAGAAGGTGCTAGAGAAATGTTTGAAACATCACAAAGATTAGAGAAAAGGATTATATAATGGCAATAACATCAGCATCCACATTACCACAACAATTTGTAACAGACTTAAACCAAGACTACGGTCAACAATTAGCAGGTCTAACATCAGTACCTTTAGATACATCAAGATTTGCACCACAAGTTGCAGGACAAGATGCATTACAAACACAAGCTGCATCTTTAGCAGGATCAGGTGTTG